AATTAATTTACGATACTCTTGTGGATCTAAGACACCACGAAGAAATGAAGCAACGAACTTAGTGTTCTCTGCTGCTGAGTGAGACTCTTTAGTCCCTTGTTTAATTTGTGCTGCAAAATCTGCTACGGCCATGATTAATCATCAATATATTTTCTTGGGTTAGACATACCCTGAACATACTCAATTGCCTGATCTCTCAATAGCATCAGATCGTCATAACACTCTTGGTTATAAGCACATCCTCTGAGTTTAGTATCAGGTTTATATAATGACTCTAATAACAGAGTCCTAGCACGATCCCATGATTCATGTGATTTAGAAGGATTGGTCATGTGCTTTAATAATGTAAGTATATTATAGGTGTTCTTGAAGTTCTATGGGGTTGCCTTGTGACACTTCTTTTGGTGTCCAACCAAACCCATTTTTCTCTTCTCTTCGTGCGTTAATAAGATGGTTCTCACAATCACGAAGTTCCTTCTTCATTTGATGAATCTCTTCATCAGTATAAAGAAATCCATTTCTTTCGCTTGCTTGTAGACACTTTTTAAGTATCACTGTTTGATGTTTATATCCTACAGAAGGATCATATGATTGATTTGTATTCATGTTAGTCATCTACACATTCAAATTCTTCTATACATTGGACAGGAACAAGATGTTCATCTCCTACCAAGTATATATGTTCACCATTAACGCACCCCTGATACTCCAGACCAGAAAGACTGCCATGCTCTCGCACAGCAGCCTGTATTTTATAATGCATTAAATCTGCTTTGTTTGGTACTTTCATTAATCACTGTACGAACAACATAATACTAGGACATGATCAGATATTTGTCAAGCTTTATTTTCCCAAACAATATCTCCCCAAGTATCGACCACGAATGCTCGCATAAAGTGGTCAGCATCAGGACAGTCTGCCAATTTAGGGAACCATGATGCTCCCATCAATGTGGCCTGATCCTCATCTGGATACTCAATAGTATTAAAGATGCCTTGCTTTATTATATCAACAACATATTCATCCATAAAACCTTCGTAGTATGTTGTAACAGTTGCTTTCTTATCTGCAGCCAAGTTGTTATAGGTAGTCAGATCAAAATATAAGACTGACATTTGATGTCTCTGAGCCCAATAAGCAATAAGATCAAAGTGTGATAGTTCTTTTCCATTGATAATCATAATTTATCTATCTCCGCTTGTGCTTCTAAGATTATTCTATCTAAGAAATCTTTCTTGGCTTGTGCATCAGAGTTTGCAAACTCATATGTAGTAGGAGTTTCATCAGCAGCAAGTTGAGCAGCTCTTACATTCTCATACTCTTGTAGTAGAGTTGGGAAGTATGCTGTCTCAGTTAATGATTTCTGTAGTAGATAGTATGAGATCTTCTCTCTAAATGCCTTAAGATAATGCTTACCTAATGGTAAGAACTGTTCAGGTGTAGATAGGTAATCAATACCAGGGAAATCTTTAGACCATATTTCTGTGTAGAAATCAGGTGAAATTGGGAACTTAGTATTCTCTACTTCAGTAGCAAACTCAGCTGATGCTGTTAATTCTCTTAGTTTAGTTCTGTATAATGTATATTTTGCTTTAGTATCTGCATCTAATGGTGAGTCTGTGACCATCACCCAATCAGTTTCACTTAATAAAAAGTTTCTTGCAAGTCTAACAGAGAATGGAGTAACTATCTTCTGTTTAGCATATAATCTACCAAGTTCTTTCTGGTAGTCCTCATTCTCAAGAGAGTCTATTAAATAAAATGCTTCAATCAGTTTTTCTTTTAGTTGATTGGCCTCAGGTATATCAGCCTGTTCCATCTCATAGTCTTTCCATTCAAAAAGACCAGTCTTAAAATTCTTTAAAAACTTTCTACGCTTGGCATGATATGTACCATTAGTATACCAATGAAATGATATAAGTTTATCCTTATCAGTATCCCATAGAGGATATAAAAATGCAGACAAAGTATCCTTCCAGTAAGTTTCTGGAATTACTTTAGGTATTCCATTGTATGATATCTCCTGTGCTATCGTATCTAATTCAATTTGTAGCACAGGTGCATCAGCGTTAATTGCCATCTTATTAACTAGTGTCTCCGTATATATTTAGTATGCCTTGATCAAGTACTTACAAGTTCTGTAAGGATGTAGCAATGGTACATCAATATCAGGATCAATTGTGGCCTGTGGTTCTATCTTAGTAGTTGATCTTAACGTCAACGTTGCATCAGAAGCACCAAGACCAGAACTATATGTTATGCCAGGTCCAGTCTCACCATCAATAGTATAAGTTAAACTATCTACTAATGGTTTTGATATAGCACCAGGACTTTGTTGGAATACAAGTCCAGATACCTGAGAATACCACCAAATAAATTCAATGATACCATAATGGTCACTATCATCAGCATTATCATTAGCACCAGAAGGTGTTGCTCTTGGTTGTTCGAGTCTGAATCTAGTATCAGTTGCTCTTGCTGCTTCAGGTACTGCTACTGAATATGTGTACCAGTTAGTTGTACCATTACCATCCCAAGTATTTTCAATGATAGGAACACTACCAATGAGAGGATCATTCCTTACTGATATTGGTGAGATAATAGTATCAATCAAATTCCAGTTAGTTGATCCTGAAAGTTGATAGTACACACGTAGTGATTCTTCAGGTGTGTTTCCACCATTCACTCCATTACCTCTACAAGCCTTGATTGAGAAGTAATTACAATTAGTGGTATCAACTGGTTTTAAGTTAATCCAACGTGTTCCTGCATTACCACTCAATCCACCAAACTTAACATACTGAACATATGATTGAGATGATGCAGGAGTTAATGTTAATGCAGTTACAGTACCAGCAGCCTCATCAACAGTAGCTGTTGCATTAGTACCACCAGATATTCCATTCATTATATAAACGTATGGTTGAGTTTGATATCCAGCACCATTACTATCAAGAGAAATAGCATTAACTGTTCCTGCTCCTGATACTGTTACTGATCCTGCTGCATCAACAGTTGCTCCACCACCTTGGAATACAACAGTAGGTACTTGAGATGCTACTGGTAATGCAAACGATCCTGCACTTCCAGTACCACTACCATTACCAAATATGTTTACATCCCATACCAAAGCATCTTGAGATGCAGATTCAATTATATCACCAGTAGTAGTTCCAGTCTGACCACCTTCATATCCAGTGATAGTTCCTAATCCTACCTTTGCATATCCACCACCACCAGCTGCTGTAGATCCTTGTGATTGGCCAGTCACTATTACACCGTTACCACCAGTTCCAACTTCTACATCAATAGTTGCAGGATCATTTAGGAAAGAGAATTCAACGTCACCAGAGAATAAACCTCCAGCACCGCCACCTCCTCCACCAGCAGACCAATAATCATTATTATATTCAACATACAATCTTATAGCCGCTTCTCCTCTTTGAATATTATCAGTAGATGCACGAGCATGAGTTTCAGAAAAACTAGCACTTTCCAAATAATCTGAACGATATGATGAAATACCTTGTCTACCACCAGCACCACCTTGGTGCTGACCATCACCACCAGGTCCGCCACCGTCTCCAGCAGAACCACCACCATTTCCTGAACCACCAAATGTGAGACCGTTACGAGCGACACCGCCGCCGCCTCCTCCACCGCCGCCACCGACGCAAGTATAGTTACCACCAACACCACCTTGTCCAGCACCTAAAGCATTAGTAGTTGCATCAACTCCTTGAGGGGGTCCAATACCAACAGTACCAGTACCTCCATCATCACCATCGGAACCAGCACCACCTCCACCACCAACACCAGCAATGATAAGTGATCCACGTTTTAATAATGAAGATGCTCCTCCACCTCCACCAGCATTAACTCCATGACCATTACCACCTTGTCCTCCATTACCAGAGTTATAATCATTACTTGCACCAGTAACGTTATTCTGCTCAACTTGCCAAGGATTTACACCAATTGCTTGTCCTGCTCTTCTTCCTATCTCTACACCCCACACCTGTGAGTTAAATGTAGCTAATTCTCCACTAACCAAACTAACCTGTAAATATCCACCAGATGATCCTTGATAGTTACCTCTATGTGATCTTCCTCCCTTAGCACCCCACAATGTAAACTGAGCAACTGTAGGATTAATAATCTGATTGGTATCAGGGAATGTTGTTGTTGGAGCTTGATTAGTACCACCAGTACAATTTGCTCTTGATTCTGCTACTACATTATTAGTTCCTGCATCCTTAATTTCAAATGCAAGTCCACCAGGATTATCACTCCACAAATTACTACCAATAGTACCAGTATTCCTAGCTCTGAATGTTACTCTATTCAATCCTGCATCAACTGGTCCAACTGTAACATTTGTAGATGTAGTAGTACCTCCTGCTGGTTGGTTATTCCATACACCTAAGTCATTAATTGCACCTACCCAATTCATAGTGGCTTCATTATCAGAAGCAAACTCTACATCATATGAGTTACCACCACTAGCAGTTATTTCTATTACACATTCTATCCAATCACCATAATAAGGATCTGGACTACTTAATCCTGGAAATGTTTTCCATATTGCATGATCCTTCATAAACTGAGACCATACACCAACTGTTCCTGTGGATAACTGTGCTGTTCCTATTGCTGTCCAATCTCTAGTATATAATCCAATAGTAAGATCTAATGTCTGATCATATGTACCACTCTGTCCACCTACCAATACGTTTGCACCAGTACTACCTGATGAAAGAGGATCAGCAGAAGCTAATCCACCTTGACCACCACCGCCAGGATCATTTGGATACTGGGAAAGTGGCCATCCTGGACTACTTGGAGCATTTCCTCCTTGAGCACCAGCAGCACCATCACCACCACCAGTTGCTTGTGCTGATCCATTATTAACATGAGTTCCACCTAGTCCACCAGAACCACCACCCATTCCAACAGATGCCCCACCACCTTGACCACCACCAACTACCAAATCAATTGCACTTCCATCACCAACTTTTATTCTACTTCCATTACCATCACTACCTGCATATTCACCAGCAGCACCAGATCCACCTCCACCATATACTTGATAGATCAGTTTATCAGGTGTACCAGTTATATTTCCTAAATTTATACTATAATTTCCTGGTGTAGGAAATTCCCATTCATTAGAATAATCATATATTGGTGTACCACCTGTATTAACACTTCTTCCACCAATAACAGATGATCCACTAAATCTTCTAAAGACTGGACTAGGTATATAAGTTTGGAATACATAAGTTCCTACACCACTAGTACCAGACGCAAGATATTTCTGTGCTGATACTGCTTGAGTTGGGTCTTGAATTGATCCAGGACCACCTGCACCACCTGTATAATCAAGTACATCGTAAGTACCAACAGTATTATCTGTGTTGGGTTGTCTTAATAATCCATGACTATGTGTAAATACCTGTCCAGTTGTGGGATACCATCTTGTTACTCTTCCTGTTCCTGCACGATAATCCTGTTGATATCTATCACCACTAGCCTCTGAAATCCATGAGTTAGTACCTTGCTGTGCATGATATACTGAGTGAATATGTTGATGAGCACCAGAGAGTTTTGTCTCCCTCATACTTATTTCAACTGCTTGTTGTCCTATTATACTACACTCGGTAGTTTCAACTACCTTATCATATCCAGAAGTAACGATTCTACCCAATGAAAAATATTCATCTTGTAATGACTTAGCCAAATACCAACCACCACCTACAGTACCCACACCCATTGTTGAGTTTGCTATGGTTGGTGAGTTAGATCCAAATACAGGGCCATTACCAACTACCTTCTTAGCAACCATATCAGGAACTTTAAATGTTCCCATTAATGTATCACCTAAGAAATCTAGTACGTTATTTTTAGTAATACCTTCTAAAGATCCATCATTAGTAGATATTCTTGCTTGTATAGTAGCTTGAGTAGATGCTCCACCACCACTAAGAACTACATTAGGTGGAGTAGTATATCCAGATCCCTGTTCATATACAATAATACTTTTTAATTCACCACCTTCAACAGTTGTAATAGCAGTTGCTGTTGTTCCACCAGGAGTTGATGGAGCATCAATAGTTACAGTTGGAGCACTTGTATATCCTACTCCTACAGTTAATATATCCAATCCATTACTGGAACTTCCACCATAATCATTACCAATTATCTCATATAATCCTGGATAATCATTTATATTATATTCCGTACCATCACAATATAAGTATCCCTCATGTGTATAAGCTGGATCATCACCACCAAGATAAGCATTACCACTACTCTCACCTAGTGCTGGATATGGAGCTGCACCAGATTTAATAAAACTATGGTCATACGAATTAGCACCAGCCTTAAGATTCGGCACAATAGCACCAATAGGTGTAGTATCATGCAGAAGATCAGTTAGATATCCTGTTCTTGTATTTCTATAGGTCTGGGTCATCTTTATATCTTAATTAAATATTCCATAACAATGAAGGGAGCAGCAGCAGAATCAATTGATACTGAAGAATCAACTCCAATAGACATAGTTGTCTTTAAATTCTCTGGTGGTATTGATATAGCAGAGGTCTTTACTTTGTAATTATGATCTCCTTTAACAATATCAATACGATGATTATGTGATGTAGGATCTACTCCACCTTCTCTTGGAAGATCAGTAGTATCTGTAATCTCATTATCAACATCTGGTGTACATGTATTATCATTAACATCTCCATTAGATTGTAATGGTAATACATCATACAAACTATTTCCTGCCCAATCATCAGGAACTCCTTGAGCACCCTGAGTATATGTTACTGGAACAGTTAATGTGGCAGATTTTGTGTTACCACAGTTACCTTGAACAGCACAAATATATGTTAATATAACCCATATCCTCCAAACATCACAAAATCTAGATACATTCTGTCCATCAGCAGAACCAGATAGTTCATGTCTATTCATACTGTAACTAGAATTACTAATACAGTTGTAAGTATACTGAGATCCAGCACCAAATATACAATGTCCGTAGTAAACAGTCTGTTGTAATCCAAATCCTTGAATAGATGTAGGGCCTCCATTATCACCTGGACCCCACTTATCTATTGCTTTACATGGTTCTTGAGCACTACCTGGTGGGAATGATGGATCATTATTATATCTTGTAGCATCCAACCAAGTCTGAATAGGAACAGTAGATGCGTTTCTTCTACCAGTTCTACCTGCACCTATAGGATTTTGTGAATCTGTTTCATTAACCTGTAAGTTTCTTGATCTATTCCATGTACCAAAGTGAGCATGAGGATGAACAGAATTCTCTTCTACACCTTCAGTATCAGTTCTATGTGTCTCACCAGCATAATTCCATGATGGTTTCCCACGAACTTCTATCTCTTGACTAGGAACACTTATTGATCCACTATATTGAATAGTAACATCCTGACCAATAGCAGATGCAATCTCTACACCAATACCACCTCTACTTACCTCAGTACCTAGAGCATTGGTAGTCCTTATGTTATCATATACACCAGCGTTAGCACCTGAAGTAGGTTCTGGATACTTAGATCCAAAATCAGGAACCATGAACTGTTCATCAGTTATAAAATCAAATGCAGTTTGATCAAGATTTCTTCTAAGAAATTTAGTTTGTTCTCCTGTACCTAAAATAGCAGCAAGTTGTGGATAATCCTCTGCATAATATATTGTACCATCACATCTAAGGTAACCTGCTGGTAAATTTCTAACATTATTAGAATCTTCAGGTGTACCCTGATATTCAACTGGCCAAATAATTATTTGACCTGTAAGGTTACCATACTTGGCTTTCTCTTTTCCGTATAATACTGTCATTAGTATGCCTTAATGAGAAATGTACAGGTTGCTGAAGGTTGTGTTACATCAGCAGAAATATTTAGAGCATTTTCAAGACTATCTGCCTGTAATGCTGAACCATCTGCATCAGATGCAGTGTGTGATGGTGGTCCACTCATTGATCCCATACCTTGAGAAATTTCAAAACTACCATGATTATGAGATTTGAATGCTTGGTTCAATGGATCTTTGTTAGTAGCACTCAAGTTCAAACTTGTTGGCCACGTACCATTCTTAAAGTTTAGAGTTCTTGTACCACTTGCAAGAGTCTGTTGATTCAATGTAACCTCATAGATGCCACCACCTATATCTTCTACAGTCTGTACCCATGTTCCTTCTCTTAAATATGTATATTTCTGATCAGGATCATTGTCAACAACATACATCAAAGGAGTAATCTTATCATATTGATACCACCAATCCGCATTCTGTGTACCAGAAGTATTACCATATGCTCTCTTTATATCTGTACCTGCTGGTAATTGAAATTTATTAGTATTAGCAGTAACAGTAACACCAGTAACAGAAAATGGAGTTGTAGTTTCAGGGTCATCTACTAGACCATCAGCTCTTATAGGTGCTCCAGTATCATATCCAAAGAAGTTTGGTTTATTTCTAGTTACCATTGGTCTTGGGAACATACCAGTATGACATGGTGTTTGGTGTGAATCTTCTGGTGTCACATCAACCATATCAGCAGTATCATACCTACCAAATATAGTTTGTGTATATGTTTCTGTTGCTTGACCTGATCCTCTATCTGTTCCTCTCCAGTTAGATGCACCAGCTGGAACATTATTCCAATAATTTTTTCCTGTACTATCCTGAACATATTCCCTAAACGAATCCATCATAGGTAATGTATTTTCTTTGTTAGCATCACCATAGAATGTCATGCTTGTAGCACCATTAGCCCAGTTAGTAGGTTGTGCTTCTTCAAGTTGACAAGTATTTGGACCTCTACTTACGTTACAATGAATTGTGGCACTACCAGTCATAGTAATACCAGTGTCAGTTCTAAAATTCATAACACCAACATCAGTTGGGTTTACAGATGGAATACTATCAGAGTGACCGTGTGCTGGTGTATGATTGATACCCAACTTACGATTTAATGTATGAACAGTTTCTAAGAAATCAGGAGCACTAAGAGTTATATCAGTAAATTTAAAATATAAATTACCTGCTATATTAAGACTAAAATCTATGTCAGATGTGGCCTCATATGTAGTGGAAATTATAGTAGTCTCACCATAATCACTAACCAAATTACCAACAACAGTTGCAGCATCATTCTGATTCATTTGATATTCTGGCATATCAAGATGATACCTCTCTAAGTCCATCAATACACTTGATGATAACTGAGGTAATCTAAATGTTGCTGCTGTAGCAATATAAGGAAACACATAGTGGTTGCCACCACCATCAGTCATGTCACCACCATAGGTGTCACCAATAACAGATGCTAATAATGGATAATCAAAAGCATTCAATGTAGATCCATCACAAACTATCCAACCTTTAGGTATGTTGGAAGCAAGGAAACCAGTTCCTCCATCACCACCCCAAGGTAAGATTGTTCCCACCTTGGCAGTTCTCATAGATTTAAGTGAGTCGTAATGTACTGTCATTTATAACTCCATTAACCACCATCCTCTTAGTGCAGGTGGAATTGTTCTTGAATTTGCAGATCCTTCAATGTCAACCGTACCAGCAAATACTAATCCAAATGAAGCATTGCGTGATTGAATAACTAATTCACCTGAATCCCATGCAGTTGATAAAGACTGTCCATTTCCTGAATCTAACTTAGATCCTGTGGCATCACCCTGTATAGAAGTAGCAATATTATTTATCTTCTTCGCTCTGATAATCAGACTTGTGTTGTATGTTAAGTTACCACTTAGTTCAACGAATCTAATCATGTCACCTGTCTGTGGATCATCTGGTAGATATAGAACTATGTTACTTCCCTGAGAAGCATTAACAAGATAGTTATTGTTAACCTGAAGTGGGTTATCTATCTGTTGTCCTACACCAGTAGAAGCATCGAATGCGACATAAGTATGTCTTCTACCACCATTTCCTGTCCAGTATTTCTCAATACCGAATGAATCAATAGCATTGTTCTGATAAATTCTAAAGTCCTTAGCACCTTCAGTACCACCAACTCCAGCAGATCCAAGGTTATCAATGTGGAACATTGTCTTGGATGCAGTCTCAGTCTCATAAACCTTACCTGCTTGATAGTACTCTTCACCTAAGAATACATTACCTTCTCTGTTAGTAACTTTAAATGTTGTTACATCAGCGCAGAGACCAAATGCCTGACAGTTCTCGTAGTTGATCTTAAGATCACCACCAAGTTGAGCTCCACCATGTAATGTTAGTCCAGAAGTTGATGTCTTCGCATCAGCAAGTGATCCGTCTCCAGAGTGGCCATCGTCATTAGCGATAGACATAACCAGAGTCTCACCATCAGAACCATACATTCTGAGGTTACCACTGTATATCTCAACATCATCATGAACAGTTAGTTTACCACCACCATATAGATCAACTAAAGGTGTATTGAGAGTATTAGGATTCCTAATTTGCTTAGGAGTCTTAACAGCGAAACTAATATCATTTGAACCATCAACACTATCAGGTATGAACCACTCAGTTCCAATTCTGACATATGTTACATAGTCTAATTTAGGAGCAACTAGATCAGCGTCACGTAATGTAATCTCAAGTCTAATATCACTTGTGTTAGGTGTTCTGGCCTTAAGTGCTGTTGCTCTATCACCCTGTGTTGCAGGGACATCATGTAGTAATGTAGTAGTTCTATCATACTTATCAATCTTAACAACATTAGCACCTATCGAGAATGCTTGTGCTGTTGTTCCTTCTAATCCTCTACCTCCAGATGGATATTGAGCATTAGTAGCTGTTGGAAGTATTAGTTCTCCACCACCACCTGTGTAAGGATCATCAGTAATCTGAATAACCTCAATCGAAGCACCAACACCAGTTGTATAAATTGCAACCAAGTCTCCTTTCTGGAATGCAGTTAAGTTACCTTGAATCTCAATGTTAGATGTGGCAGTTACAATGTTGTCCGCAGTAGTAGTTAAAGGACCACCTGATATGGTAGACTGAGCATTATGTCTATAGACATAGACTACATCTGAATCCTTAGTATATGCAGCAGGGGATGAACCAAACTGCTCAGATAGCATGAACACTGTACCATGCTGATTACCAAATAATGCATTACCTGTACAAGTATCAACTTTGAATACATCAACAGATTGGTTGTTAGTAATCTTAAGTTTTCTATTGGTAGTAGCATCAATATATGGTGTTGTGCATGTTCCTGTTAGGTTCAATGAACCACCAATATTTGCATCACCTTCAGTTGTTAATGTACCATCAGTAGAATCAACAGAGAATACTGTTAATTCATTACTGGTATCACAACCATTCTTAATGAATAGACTCTTAGCAACCTGTGATAATAAAGTCTCTACCTTGAACAATTCACCTTGATCGTTAACACCATCAGCAGGGACAGTTGTATCTTCACGATCAATAATTACATAATCACCGATGTCTATATTACCACCGAACTGTGATAGGTAAACATCTTCTGATACTCCACCTGAATCAATTGCAGTAGTAATCCATGTAGCATCATACTGAACGTTACACTTATAGATTGGAGTTGTATCAGGATGATCTGATCTTGTTGTTGTCCATGTACCAAATGGTAGTCTCTCAACTACAATATAGTATGGAGCAGTACTAATCCTTGGCAGTGAAACAATCTTAACAAATTCTGGATGTAATGTACCACCTGAATCATCTGTATCAATCAATAGAATATCATTCTCATTGAAGTACTGATTACCAGCAGCATCTTGAGGCTTATTCTTGATTGGTAGATAATATTGGTTACCAGTTAGAGCAGCTAAAGTCTGTGGTTCAATAACTGGTGATCCACCAACATTAGGAATCTCATTCTGGAATGTTGAACCACCCCATGCACCACTACCTGATGTATCAACTTGGTTGTAAGTATCAATCAGAGTATTATTTGAAGTTACTCTTAGAACATCAACCAAATCAACATTGCTGTTGAATAGATTGTTACCAAGTATTCCTGTAGCATGAGCAAATGCAGTTGATCCTGCCTGTGCTCTCTTAGCACTGAATGAGTAAGAAGCAAATCCACCACATAGAGTGACATCTGCATTAAATCTAGCAGTAGCATCAACAATTAAGTTGTTTCTAACTGTTGTAGATCCACCTTGACCAGCAATTGTTATGTCAGAAGCATTAGTAGCGAAGTCAAGTATAGATGTTGCAGAGTTACCAGCGAAGAATTCTACCTTTTGAGCAGTAGAACTTAGTTTAACGATACTACCAGCACCAGATCTTCTGGTTCCTAGTTGTGCATCACCATCTATCTTAAGAACTTTAGTCTTAATTCTAGTAGCAGATAATGATTCGTTATTATCATATGCACCACCAATGTCAACAAGTGATATTGTAAGAGCACCATCTGATGCACGATTATCAGGTGTAGCACCCAATCTTATGTTACTATGAAGTGAACCACGACCAATATTGATAAACTGATCTTCAACAGTTGTGTCACCAATAGCAATCGTAGTTGCATTCTGACCAATGTTAAGTGTTCCAGTAAATCCTGATGAATTAACAAGATTAAATCCACCTGTTGTGATTGTTGTTGTTATATCAGCAGTATTAGCACCACCTCCACCATTAACTGCTACATCTTGTAAGAAGATAGCATTATCAGTGAACTTAGAAGTACCACCAACATAGAATGTACTGTCTAATGATGCGTTATCAACATTAATACCTACACGATTATCTACAGTATTAACTCTGAATAGTGCAGAATCTGTAGGAGCAGCACTATCACCACCAACTAAGAATGCAGATGTACTACCAGTTTCAGTCTTAACTGTTCCTGCCTCAGTTAAGTAAGCACCAATTGTCTTACCACTGATGAATGTAGTACCAACGACATCTAAGTTAGCACGAGGTTCTGTCTCAGCAGATGTAAATGCCTTCTGATAAGCACTGTGTGCAGAACGTGCAACAGTGTTAACACCAAGTTTGTAATCACCAATATTGTCAGTCTCTGTTCTTAATGCTTCAGCACCAAGTACACCTATTTCCTTGAAGGAAGAGTTAGAGAACTCAACAGTTGGATTTGGTTGACCACCTGGAACATTAGCAATAATATCATTATTCCAGTTCTGGGTATTATTTGGTAACGTAATACCTTCAGCAACGAAGTGAACGTAATTATTAGTACCAGAGAATGCATCTCCATTAGGTGAAGCAACTACAAATGGTATAGAATTAAACTCAGGATTATGATAGAAATCATTAATTCTAATCTGAGATCCAGATGTAATACCAAGATCATCATTAGTAATATCAAGTCCTGTGTTTGATGACTTGAATGTTAACTTAACTAGACTTCCAGTATTAATGAACTCAATAGTGAATATACTTGTATCAGCAATTGGTTCATAGTAGTTTGCATAGATCCATCCAAATGAACCTGTTCTTCCTACTTCCTTACCTTTGATTAAAACGTCACCTGGCTTTGGTAATACACCACCATAAGATGTTTCTTGTTCAGGAGCAAGTCTAGTTCCACCAGGTTGTCCAACCGCATCTTTATTGTTTGGTGTTACGTTAGATGGAAGAGCACCAGAACCAGCAGTATGTGTCTGGAACATATACTCTTGACCATTACCTCTGGCATTAAATCCAAAGATAGCAGCATTTACACGGTTCTTACTTAAACGGATATCACCTTTAGTTGTTGGAGTCCATCCAGTTCTACTTAATGATTCATCCTGTTCTAATTGTGTTACAGGATCAATAGAACTTACATTAGAACGGATGATTAATGCATCACGTTGCTGTGTTAAATCATTATCCTGAACAGATACTACTATAGGAGACTCAAATGTATTAGCAAGTTCTCCTTCATTACCAACAACTGTAATATTCTGGTTGAATGTTACAGGAGTATCGAAGGTAGTAACTAGACTTCCTATTACGTCATCCTTATCTCCATCATCTTGTAATGTAGCAGCATCTAGGAATACTTCTGCACCAGTGATAGCATTAATCTTACGATTACCAATGTATAGGTCACCGTTAGAGTTAATACCAGTGTAGAATACTATACCACCGTCTTGTTTCTTAGACTGAGCATAGAAGTCTTCTGTTGCTGTAAGAACAATTTCCTGTCTAAATGGTAGACCAGTTGAGTAGTTACCTGGACCAAAACCAAGATATTCAAATGTGTGGTTACCTGCTCTTGCGATAGATGGCCTTCGTAATTCAACGTAGTATCTCTGATCTGAGAGAACTGTGCTGTCACCAGCAATTGCAATCTTACGATCTTCAGAACCTGATGTTGCGTTACCTTTCTTTGCCTGTATCTTATTGCTTCCAATATATGAATTTTCAATGAAAGCAGATTGCTTGATTAGATCCTCAACACCTTCTCTTGTTACAGAGTTCTTATAGTCGTTAACTGTAACTAAACCATGTGTATAGTTATCAGCAGCAGAATATGCTTGTGGTGGATCAATTAGGTTAGCATATAGATTCTTCTCTTCGTTTGTTGTACCTGAGTTCTTGAACCAGAGAGGATCATTCCTATAGTTTAGAGGATATAGTTTGCTAACTGGCTGAGAGAACTTAAATCTCTGGAAGTTTCCAGCAGCACCAGCACCAGTTGGGAATGGTGACATGTTACCACGTAAGCAAGTTAGATAGTAAATACCATCTTGCTGACCTGCAATACGTTTCTGTAATGTCTCATATCCAAAGATGTAGAAGGTATCTTCAATAATACCTGCATCCTTAACAGAATCAACATAATACTGAACACCAGCACTATCTGTAACACGATCACCAGGAGTGATAGTATAAACATTAGCACCATCTTGCTTGTAGTAGTACTCAGGATACTTCTTAGCAATCAATGTCTTAAGTGGTAGTGACTTACCAAAGTCTTGGTCTTCTACCATATCAGCGAAGATAGCACCTTGAGTGAATCTAGTTTGAGTGAATTCTGAGAACTCTAATTTTCCGCCGCGTAAATTTTTCAGAATTAGGTAATGGTCACTTCCAACTGAGTAGTAGCCATGTATATTACCAAGACCTGAAGAATTACCAGTCCATTCAATCTGGTTAGCAGTAATGCTCTGTGTCTTGCTAGTTACAAAGTCTCCACCTTGAGGAGCAGTAATCTTAACTGTTGTGAACTTATCGTTTCTTAATCCAGGGAAGTTTATAATATCAACTGCATGGTCATATACAGTCAATTCTAAGTAATTGATTGAGTTATCTAACTCATCTGGAACATAACGAGCACCCTGAATTGTGGCCTGAATACCACTAGTTGTACGAACAAATGCACGGTAATCAATACCACCACCAGTTAGATCCTTTCTATATGGATCATATGCTGCATCTGCATTCAAACTATTGTCTTTAAATTCAGTTGCAGTGTATCCAATATATTCACCTGCTTGTCTTGGGTTCTCGAACCTAGCACCAAACTGGTTACCACTTACAGGTTTCAATAAGATCTTCTGTGGAATTATCTTACGAGTATCGTCAGTTCTTGTCTTAATGACGAATCCGTTGATAGGATCTCTTGCATTCTCAAGATACTTAGGAATAACGTAACGAATCTTATATGTTCTTTCATCTGCTTCACGAGTATCCTTAAGACGCTCATACCACATGTCAGTAGTCTTAGGTCTATCAGCATAATC